AAAACCCATGTCTCTGGATGGAACAACTGAGCGGATGATAACGACCCTCTTATATATGTCGCTGGTTAGGACCTCCTTTAGTGCAAGATACATTGATAGAAAGGTTTTACCGGTACCGGCATAGCCATGCAACATGAGATTAGATTCATTATTGTATGCGTCCCACACTCTTTGCTGGTTTACTGTTAGTGGATTGATATGACGCAAAGCAAAATGATTGTTCTCCTCAAAGTTTTGATTTTGATTTTGTTGCTTGCTATTTCTTCTATTCTTACGTGACATATATTGACCTTTTTTGTTATCGTTAGTCACATCATCATAGCAAAAAGAGGTCAATGCCTTTTTACGGGCACGACCTCTAAACTTTTTAGAAGGTTGTCTGGTGTTTTCTTCTGACAGGCTAAATCTCCTTGGGAATGTCCCAACGCTTGTTAGCCACGGCATTTGCCTCAGGAACAGAGTTTTTGACTCTACCAAGAACATATTTTTGGAAGTCACTTGGCGGTTTTGTAACTCCGATGGTAACTGAATCTACCATTGTAAAGTGGCGCAGGACTTGTCTTAGATGTGGATTATTCTTTTCGTATTCGTCACGCTCTGCAATGGTCATGGTGTTTGTGTGTTCTTCACCAGTTTCTTTGTTTTCCCATGTATAGTTTGGCAATTCACTTCCCCTTAGAAATATATGATGTATTTAGTATTTACGTTGATGCAACAAAGGTGAATCTATATGGTATAGCACTAACAGTCATAGGCGCAGGCTTATGTAGTATGTGATTATCAAACATTACTATTCGACCTGGCTTAAACTCAACGGCAAGTTCTACCTCTCCATGTCTATTACAGAATAGAGTTTCACCACCCCAGTTCTTTTCCCAATGTGTATTGATATAATACAATAGACTCTTATTACCCTTATGTAATGAGTCTGGATGGTACGTATATTCTGACAAATGTGTGGATAAGACGATCCAATAGTTCTTTGGATTGAACCTTATGTCGTATTCTTCTACCAGTCTTTCATAGTTAGGACTCTTTGTTAGACCGAAGTTTATAAAGTCCTGTTCCGAGAAACTGGATCGAAGAAAAAAGTCTTTTCGAGACTCATATAGTCTTAGTGACGTACCTTTTGGATGATAAAGAGAGTCGAATGCAAAGTGGTGAAATCGAACCATTTCATCAGCATCAAAAACGTCATCATAGATTTCGATATAATCGTTTGTGGATGTAGTTAGAATCTTGCTTTTCATGCCGAAATCCATTCAGGAGCTTCACGGTTTTTCCAACGATGAAGATGTGCCTTGCCATACTTGTAATAGTTGCGATAGTTGATTACCGCATCTTCTGATATGATGTATTTAGTATCCATGGCTGGTGTAGGTTGAGTGAAAGGATAAAGAGGAATATTTTTTGGTGTAGCAAAAAGATATTGTAACAGACCAGAAGTTTCTACTTTGTGATATTTGCCATACCGATATGTATATTCTTTACAATGTTCATCTAGATAACACCACAGCCAGTTGTAGTTGTTATTAGACTCACGACACCACACAGCCGACGGATGATTGATATGAGTGGCGGAGTATAGTTCTGTATCACGATCATCAGGAAGGCGCCAACGCTTTACATTGCGACCAGTCTTAGTCTTATCGATATACTCTACACCATCAAGCACCCGGTGAGCAGTAGACAAGAGTTGGGCACTCTCAAGGATCATCTTGACACAATGAGAATCAACTGCCCACTCGGCACACTTTTGAGGATTATGGTCGATGTAGAAAATATTCATCGTGCTTCATCCTCATAAAACATATCCCACCAACCATCATCCCAAAGATAGTATAGTTCATCACTATTACCTTCATATGGATTATCCATACAAAGAACGTTTTCTAAAAATGCTCGACAACCTTCGTTATATACTATCTGTCTTATGTAATCAGTTATCATCGGTATTTCGCCTGATTCGTGCAGCCAACAAGGCATCGACCAGCCAAGTCGTCACCAAATGCTTTTCGACCTTTTTCTGACTGTAAAAGGACATTTACTGTATAAGCATGACGGCCACCATGATATACATAATAATGTTGCGTTTCCGCACAGAACAATACGACAGTATAAGCAGATGTGAATGCCTGACCAGCTACACCACCAAATCCTAGAGAAGTATCACTCCATGTCTGTTCAAACATATCAATAGACACATCTCCTATATAAGCAGGACGGGTCTTTTGCTCATAAACGTCCACACCTTGCTTTTTGCTTTCATACCAGTTCTTATACTGGTAGCTGATATTACCAATCCGAACATGCAATGCATCCGCCAACGAGTGATGCAATATTTCAAATGGTGTTGATGCACTATAACTCATTTTAGATTCCTAATATATTCTTCCGCTTGTTCTTCTGTTGTATATGTCTTCAACAACACCCAACCACCAGCAGAACCAAAGTCACGCTGATATACTCCCCAAACTTGCCAGGGTCGTTCTCTAACAAGTTCTACTTTATATAGAGGTTCATGGGTCATAGTTCTCTCTTACCTTTCCAGAAGTCTACAGTGTCATCCTTCCGTATTTTACCATCAACTTTTCTTTATAAGTCAAAGATTCATACTTTGCTTTTTTTTCTTCTTCCGTCACAACTAACTCAGCAGTATGCGTGATACCTTCGGGCGAACGATGCTCGGTGATAAGATACCATTTACTATCTACCTTCTCAACCATTTTCATTCTACATCTACAAAAAGGTTCGCCATCTCGTGGTCCCAAGCAACCACACGCACCGAAATAAGGTTCTGGTTTACTCAACCATTGCTTTATAGCGATTTGTTCGTTTGTCATAGTTCCCTTTTACCTTTCCAGAAAGCAACAACCACAGGGAAACGGAGTTTGTTATCGTCCGTTTTGTTCTGATATCTCACCGTTACCTCTGTGCCAATATAATCATTAGCATTATACAGCACTTCCGCAAGACTGTCAAGCGAGCCACGCACTCCTGAAAACTGTGTCGTTCCGTCTTTCAGTCGGATTTCAATACGCTTGGCAGCACCTGCCCAGTTACCTTTACCTTCCTCGATGGAGACAATCTCAAACTCCTCGTCCTCAAACTCTTTATGCTTGATTAGGAACTTGGAACGCTTGCCTTCATACGGCGAGTCAGGAACCCTCAACATTAGACCTTCGTAACCAGACTCAAGATACCTTTGTAGAAATAGGTCAAGACTTTCTTCTATGTAGATTGGATTAGTGGGTACAAGTTCAATATTCCACTTCGGTGTTCCAGGAACGAATATAGAAGCGGCAGGAAAAAACTTTGTCAACTCTGTCAGAATAAAACTCAATCGTTTTTCATAACTTTCATCCATAATACAGTCATAGATATGATACTGAACCAACTCTTTTGACTCTTCCAAATCTTCGGCAGTCGGCTTAGTCTTACGAACAAGAGACACGATCTTTTCAAAGTCATGTTTCAGGTCGTGATTATACAGTTCGCCATCCAACACCACATCAGGATACTCCTCAAAGAACGGCTGCAATGCCTCAAGGATATGCGGAGCAGAGATAATAGGCTTGCCATTACGAGACTGCATACCGTCTTTTGAAACCAGACAGCGAATGCCATCGAGTTTGGGCTGCGAGTAATATGGAAAGTCTGTATGCTTCTTGGGATCATACTTTGAGGCTAGCATACAATCATGAAACTTGGGAGTAATAACAAGACCAGGACTAATCGTCGTATGATACTTGCCTTGTGCGGACTTTTTAGTGAGTTGAGAAAGAACCTCTAACTCAACCTGCTCCTTCACGGATGTTTCATTGGCACGACCAACATTTTTGGCCTCTGGATATCTCCAGCCAGAAACTACAATCTTGCCTTCATAGAAACCTGAATGAGTGCGATACTTGGTATCGTCATACTCCATCCACCACACACGAACATTTCCTTTAGAGTCAATCTTGAAAAGTTTCTGGGTGGTTTTCATTCTACAATCTCCGCATATACGATAGGAACAACCTTATCATATTGATACTGTTTTGGTTCATGGAACAGAATTTCAGGCTTATCGTATTCCAGTTTTCCAGTGTTCTCTATTAGATAATAGCAAAGCCATGCCAGTTTCATTCTACAATCTCCAAATGATCGCCAACAACCTGTAGTTTAACAGGAGTGCCTTTCATATTGGTCTTAAAGTAATCTCGACCACCATCAATGATCGCACCATTAAACTCACGATAATCGTGACGATAACGAGAGTATATAATATCATTACCAACCTGTAAAGCATTAAATGGTTCAGTAGCAGAGATACCATTCGTGATCATTAGATCACCAAAGTCAGTGCGATACAATCCAAAATAGTTAGAACCTTCTGGATGAGCCTTTTCAGTATAGAAGATAGCAACTGGCATATTACACCAACCACCATCTTTCATCTTTAGGCAAGACTCGAACACATACTTGGCATTATACATATTCTCTATCTTGGCGATACCATCACAGTTTAGCCAAGAACTTTCATTATGAATTTTCATTTCAAAAATCTCCTGATAAACAGTGGTCCGAATCTATAACTATCATAGGGTCGACCGCTATTGAACCTTGTTATTTTATGAATCGCCCAATGGCGAGGGTTCCATATCCAGTGAATATCCCACATTATTATCACCACGATGCCCGATAATACACATTTCGCCACTCTTTAGAAGGATTATTCTTAATCCAGTTGAGTGCCTTTGTAAAGATATCTATATCACGGGACTTCTGTTTCTCATAAGAACTATATTCATCTTTATCGCCAGGAAAGTAAGAACGACCAAAGAAGAAACCCGTAACAGGTTTATCATAGATAGCATCGTTTTCTAATGCTTCTATAATC